CGAATACCAACACCACCTTGTTTAAGAGCATCTTCTTCTTTAGATAGTGCTAGTGCATCAAGGACATTAAGTAAGTCTTCAAGAAAGTTTACATCTAAATAGTTTATGTCTAGTTCAGTAAATTCAAGCTCTGCTTCTGCATCTAAAAAATCTTCAGCAAGATAATCTATATCAAGATCATCAAACTCTAAGTAATCTACTGTTGTTTTAGATTGTGTTTCTTCTATCTGTTGTTCTACTTCTTGTGGAGGATTAACAATCAACATATTATCAATTAGGTCTAGAGATATGTCTAAGGTAACAGGTTTAGTAGGATTGTTTTCATATACAGATACTGTGGTAGCTTGGTAAGGTTTATTTAATGTAACGCTACCCATAGCTGTAGATACTAAAATTTCACCACTAGATATGCCATTTTCGTCTGGCAACAATATAACTAGACTTCTACCTAGTTCATCTACTGTACAAGTAAAATCTGTACCTCTAATTGCTATATCCGCAGTAGGTGTGCGTATAGATATATTACTTTTATTATTAAACTTGCCTGTTATAAAACGTGCTGTACCACTTGCAAACTTTAATGCCATCTTTGATTTTGATGGGTCAGGATCGTATATGTATTCGTCTATAACTAGCTTGGAGTGTTCTGTTAGTTTAACAGTAGATTCATCTTGAAAAGTTATGGCTACTCTGCCCGATTCTGTACGAACATCATCCATTTGCTGTATATCAAACTGTAATTTAGCTCCGTAAGCTTTGTCTCTTAGGACTTGTGCGTTACCTCTAACTTCTGAAATAGAACCTATTTCAACAGACGAATGAAGTCGTTGCGTCTGACTGAGTAACACAGACAGTACCGCTAGAGCCAACAGATGTAATTTTAAGCCAGTCATTATCTGATGTAGACTCCTGATCTATGTTAAATGTCCTTGTGCTACCAGTATGATCTAGGTAGAAATAACCTCCAGCATATCCATCGCCATCATAGGTTACTGTGTTATCTGAACCATCAATATCCATAAAATTAGTAGCACCATCTACATCTATAGATGAAGTTATGGTGTTGCCTGAACCTTGTATTGTCCAATCTAAATCTAAGTTAGCTGCTAGTGCAGTCATAGCATGATTAAGAGTCATTGTGTTTGTATTGCCAGTCACCTGTACGTTTACATTAGAACCATCAGCACCAGTTGCATTTGTTTCGTCTGTAGACATATTGAAGGTATTTGTATCACCTATAAATGAGAAATAACCTGTGTAGTTATCTGCCCATATATCACCAAGAAATTTGTTTGTTGAACCTTTTTGTAGAATATCTAAGGTCATAGTTGCACCATCAATATCTAATGCAGTCATAGAACCAGCAGCAGCAGTAGCTCCACCAATTATATTACCGCTACCACCCACTTGTTCTATATCCAAGTTAGATGTAGCACCTGACTGATCTATAAATATCTCATTATCAGCCCCGTATAGTTGCGATACACTCGTCATCACAACTAGGCTCATTAATGCTAACTTCTTCATTTTTTTGTTTCCAATAGCCCTTTTCATATCCCTCCTCTATTGTTTGTAAAACAGCTTTTTCTACTGCCATTTGTAAGGCAATGTTTATTGATTCATTTTCTACTATGCCACTTTCTATTTCAACTAGCTCAGTATTGTTTGCATAAAATCTAAACACATCAGAAGATATAGATGCACTAAGTATTGATTTAGTAACTAAAACTTCTAATAATATTTTTCCTGTACTAACTGATACTGTGCGTAGAGATATAGTTACAGAATCTTGTCTATATTCTTTAGAGCCGCCTATACCTAAGTATCTTGCTCCTGCTCCACCTGATTTAACATTGGTTTCATATCCTACTACTCCACCTTCCATCAATATTCCAGCAAATAACAAAGGCTTTACTTTTTGTTTTTCATCAAAATTTTCTCTAGTTGTTCGTATTATTTGACGTTCTTTTGTTAGATTATCTAAACCTTTTCTTTCAACTACATCAAAAACACCTGAATGTTTTAATGCTCGTATTAGGTAAGCATCAGGTGATTGTGTAATTGCTGTACTAAAACTAGCATATTGACTGTTACTTCTTCGTTGTCCTGTATCGTCTTTAAAAGAATTAGGATATACAGCTACTACAGGTTTTTTTATAGGTTTAGGTACTTCTAATAAATTTGTAAGTAATTCACCAACTTCTGCTAATTCAATGCTTTTTATAGGTGGTATACCATTATTTAATGGGTCTACTATTAATGCACAACTAGAAAGTAAAAGAACCAAGAGGTACAGTAATTTCTGTTGTATTGCCTTCTTCATCTGTAATTATTAATGTTACTTTATCATCCTCTACTTTATATTCTATGGTGTTGCCTTCTAGTTCAAGAACACCAAAATCAGATGCAGTTTCACCAAACAGGCTATCAACTAACTGTCTACTAAGCTGTGCATATATTCTACTCTCTAAATTACGAATAAACCTAGCTAACGTAGTATTTTCAGCTTCTCTTTCTAAGTCTTCTTGATAAGCTCTAATCTCTTCTCGTATATTTTCTTTTCTATTAAACTCTTGGTTCTCTATAGTTAAGTAATGACTAGATGTGCCAACACCAGAAAAACTAGGGTTCTTAAACTTGTGTGTCATTTCATCGGCTTGTACAGATAAAACCACAAACATGACAATTATCATAGAAGCTATCAGCAATAATTCATCAGGTCTTTTTTTTTCCATTAATCTTTACGTTGATCGTCTCTTTCTGCTTTAGCGATTTTATCTATATCTATAAGATTAGGAACTCCTAAAATTGTTTTAATCATAGTGTCTTGTCTAATGATTTCATTATCAAGTGATCTGATCCTATCTATCAATGCTACCAGTATTCCATGTTGAGAGTCTAGCTTACCTCCTAACCTTTCTTCCATTGCTGTTATTTGTACTGCAAGTTTTTCGTCTAGTACATCTAGCTTTGTTTCCATGCCATCAATAATTCTGTTGATAAGTTTCCATATAAAAAAACCTAGACCAAGTGCTGCTGCTATAGGAAAGCCTACTTCGTTTATAAATGTTACTGCTTGTTCCATTAATTTGTAGGCTCAAATAATCCTAATTCAATTAAGCGTGTTCTATTTGCATCGTGTACTGCTTCTATTGCTTCTTTGCTTTGTCCAAAGTAAGCAGCAGCATGGTAATGATCTATCATTGACTGGTTAATATTTACTCCATCAACTACTACATTACCTAAAACTCTACCAAATTTACCTCTAGAATCTTTTAATTTAGTTTGTATAACAACTTGAGTGCCATTATCTATAGCTTGTTTTAAGAAAGCCCCAGCCATTTTTCCTCTAGCCTTCTCATCCAAGTTACGAGTGCGTGACTCGGGAGTATCAATACCATATAAACGAACACGACACTTATAAAGAATATCAAAACCGAGGTCCAAAACAACATCCACAGTATCGCCATCAACGACTCTTTCAACTTTGCAAGCATATTCATACATTATATTAATTTCCTTTCATAATCTCCGTAATTCATAAACAAACCACCAGATTTATATTTTTTTTCTTGTTCTACTATAAAATTTAATAAATGTTTTTTTACATCATATTCTTTAATTAAAGGAGCTGCATATTGTAATGCAACAGAATCTAATGGAGTATTGCCAAAAATTGGTTTTAATTTTGGTTTATTTTCATCTGTAAGTTCATATCTTTTCATTTGTGTCGCACTAGATATTCCTAAAGGATCAAATTCTTTTGATTTGTATTCATCTTTATTTCTAGCAGCATCTACAATTTTTTGAAAATTTTCTGAAGATGATAGTTTTGGATTGTATTCTTTTTCAAAAATTATTTGATTTAAATTTTTAGCTATTAATTCAGAATTTAAACCTTGAGATTTTTTTTCCATTACCTATACCTCTTTGATATCTTTGCAGCTTTCTTTGGCTGCTTAGAAAATTGTTTACCTTTCTTTTTATCTGCTCTTTTCTTTCTAGTAGTAGCAGCATATTCAGAACTAGACATTGCTTTAATAGCTTTTTCAGGAAGATATCTTTCTCCTGTTTTAGAAGACTTTTTACCTGACTTAGTTCGCCATTTTTGATCTGTCCAATTTTTTAAACTTCTCTGAGACTTTCTAAGAGGCATTATTTACCTACTTTTTTAAGAGCTTTTTTATGAGCACTTCCAAACTTAGTTCCTGTTTTCATAGACTTAATCATTTCATCCATATGTTTTTTTGTATGATGTTTAC